CACATCTCGATTGCTTCAATCATCCCATCTACAGATCCACGTTTCTTAAAAGAGATAGGATTTCCATAGTTTAGAGCAACTTTAAACTCAACAATCTCATTAGCTACGTTATCAGTCACATCTATATCAATATCGCTTCGATACACCTTCACTCTTTGAAGTGGCTGAAAGCCCTCTTCAAAATCAAATAATTCCTGTATCTTAGCAGCGTTTTCTTTATGGTCTCCGATTGCTTTTTGAATAATCGATATTATATTTTCAGCAGTAACGACCGGAACATCGGTCATTATCTTTTTCCTACCGCCCATATTTTCACCATATAAAAAAGCCCCACCCGAAGGTAAGGCTTGCTGTATTTTAAATGCCCTATAGGCTCTGTTTATATTATTTTACACTACCATTTTACAACCAAAGTTATATAAAAAAGTCTACATTTTTATATAAAGTTTATTTTATTGGGCTTCTGTGGTATAGTATCTCTTAGTGGTAGCGGTTTCCCTTGAAATATAAGGGAAAGGAACGTGATGCCTATGACTATCTCAGAGATTATTGCATTGTGCAATTTTCTATTGAATATCATAAGGCTATTGTTCGATATTCTAAAGAACAAAAAGAACAATAAAAAAGACCGCTCCTAACCTCACAAGTTAAGCGGACTTTTTTATTTGCTTAATCAAGGGGTATCGCTACCACTCTTCTTTATTATATCAAAATTGATAATTTATTCAACATTCAATCCTTTTCCTGATCTAATAAATAGAAAAAATACCTCTTATATGAGAAAAATGTCGCTCTTTCGATAGGAATTTCATCGTATGTTTTCATATACCTGTACGAAACTTCAAAGCAAACATTTTTTATGATGTATCTCCATATCTCTCCACCTGTTTTTGCTGTGGCTTCTTTCGCACATTTCTCTATAAGATCACAATTTCTCTTAAGCTTGAGCATTCTAAGGGCGTGTTTGGCTGTAGTATCGGAAGCTTGATGGTTAGATGGTTTTGCTCCGTCATATTTTATGGCCGAAAAGTAGACATTGTTGCTAAGTTCATCTTTCCAATCCTGATATTGCAAACAAAAAGCACATAATTCCCTGTATCTGAATTTATTTATATTATATTTGTCCAATTTTCTCTTATTCATACTTTACACCCACATAGCCACAATACAGAGTCCATAGATAAGCATCAATACATTTGAAACTGTCTTTCCTGTATCATCACTTTTCATTCCTATCGCTATAAGAATCCCCATCATTGCAAGTGAAATTACACTTACAGCCGTTTTAAATACAATTGCCATCAGTCCTCCAATCTGGGAAGTTTGTCAGCTTTTACTGCTTTATTTCTGTTTAACTCTTCCCTTAACCTCTGCCGCCTTTCAATCCTGCGTCTTTGCTTCTCTTTCTGATTCTCAATGTACCTTTGAACCGCTACACTATTCTTTATCCATCCGGTGTTTTCCTTCCAGACTGATTTTCTGCCGGAAAAGAAATCTTCAGGCAACTCCCCATATCTCTCAGGATCATAATATTGATTGACTCTCTTATAAAACGTTGGTCTTGATAATCCCGTGAGATATGCAGCCACTTCCGGATGCATCCTACCGCTCAGCATCAGATCACAACACTCTTTAAATGTCTTTTCATCAACTGTTTTCTCATTTAAACTCATAATGGTGAACTCATTATCCTTGCTTTTGTTGACCGCCTGTTATCCATCTTCATAGCAAGTGAAGAGATGGAATCCGGTGAATCATCAAACTGCTTTCCCTTTCCCTCAATACTGAATGTTGTCATCTCGTCCAATGCCTTGCGGTAGTCGGCATCTTGCTTATAAAAATCTATATCTTCCTCGTAAATATCACGGCTTTTAGCCGATAAGAACAAGAAATTGCGTTTTACATAATCTGAATATCCGCTTATCTTGTCATTCTTTGAAATCTTATTAGGTGCGGAATAAAGCTCAATCTTACAGTGGTTTATTCCTCTGTTCTTCATTTCTTCTGAGACTTTATCTGCATAGAGCTGTCCACCTGAGTTTTTCTCTATGTAAAGCTTTGTTATGTAGTATCTGTCAATCGCATCAACTACTCTTGGAACCGTAAATCCTGGTGAACGGCTATCATGTATCCAGCCCACGATATACTTCTTTTCTTCGCCAAAATCCTTACATATCGGCATTGATAACCTGTCTCCACCACCAAAAGCAACGTCTATGTGTGCGATAGTCGAACAGTTTCCAACCGGTAAAAATCCATCAAAAAACCGCAGTTCCTCGATAGGATACGTAAGACCTTCTCTGACAAATGGCTGTTGCTGGAATTTTGCCATCCATTCAGCCTTATCAAGCCTGTCTCGCATGTTCTTGTAATACTCAGTAGAAAATCCTTTGACCGTGTATTGGAAATTACTCTCATCATTTTCGTTAAGAGCAGGTATCTTCCTGAACAATGCCCTTGGATTGCCATCATTTACCTTTCTCTCACGCTCAAGCGGATCATTTACTGTCCATAAAGTACCGACAAGCATCTTTTTCGCACCGTCATTCATACGGTCAAGCATCTTGTTCTGATACTCTTGATAAGTATTTTCAACTCGTGATGGACTAAGTGAATGTTCTCTGTCTCTTATGAGGTCATCCACGTATAAGTAACCATCTGAGGATACATCGATAGCACCCGTCCATGTTCCGTCTATTCCTCGGCATGTAAAGGTTGAAAACTCATCAGGTGAACCCAGATTAAGTGTAAATTCTGCTGGATCTGATGATTTTGCCTGTAAGACTGCTCGGTATTCAGGATTCCATAAATGAAACACTTCATCGTATCGGTAATCCGGTGTTTCGATTATGTTATCAAGACCTCTGTAGAATCTCTTTGCAAGCTGTCCAGAATGCCCACCCATCGCATTATGGCTGTTTGGTTTTCGTACTCCTACCCATGTAAGAAAGAAGATACAGATTGAACTCTTACCGGTTCTTGATGGTAAACTAAGTCCATAAACATCAAGTTCATCATCTTCCAAACGCTGCATATCATTTGCTACTATCCCTAAAGTACATCTTCTCGGAAGGTAAAAACGTTTTTCTTGTCTCCTGTCCCTTTCGATGTAGTGCATGTACGATTCAAATCTTGAAAAAGACTCTAGCCTATAGATGTCGTAACCGGTATTGATGATGGTATACTCTGTATCATTTGCTATCGCATATCTCTCAAGATCAAAGAATCCCGCGCCAGTCTTAGTCAGAACTAGCTCATTTATGTAGTTTTTAGTCGTTCCTGTAATGCCTAACCCGTATTTTTCATCTTTTTCAATAAAAAAAGCGGTCTTTGCAGCTTCTACACAGGCATTTATAAGCGCTTCATCTGCGCCATGATTGTCATAATATGTTTTATAGCCTTCAAATGCTCTGATAAGGTCATTAGAAGCCATACCTTCCCTTTCTTTTTATTGCAGATCCGCCCACTTTTGTCAGAGAGCGGTGTTCCTTGCTCCGTCGAACTCTGCCTCCCGGCTAATACGATGAAAAGGTTTTATCCTTCTCACCGCTCTAAATTATTTAACTCTTCAAGACCTAATCTTGCGATAAAGTCATTCCTTCTAAGCGCTATCTTAAGCACATCAACTGCTCTTTTCACAGTTTTTGGACTAAAATCAAAGGTAATTAACGAGTCAATGTCCATCTCAGGCTGACCAAGAAGTGTTATCTCCGCCTGATGCATCGAACCGACTTCCATATGTACGTCTACCTTGCTTGCGCGTACTACCGTGTCATCAATGCTTACCCTTGCATGTCCTATGTCCATTGGCTCAATCTTTAATCTGTGTACGCCCGGTCCATACGTCGGTATTGCCATTTTTTTACCTCATATCCATGATCACATCTGAGTTTCCAAGTATTGTCTGTGGCATCTTGCCATCCCAGCCTTCAATGTATTTGTACTTTACAAGGTCAGGATATTTCGCAAGCTGCTCTCCAACTCTCTGTAAAATGGATGCTTCCTTCTCGCCTTGGTAAAGTGCGCTGTCAGAACTGATCTTTGCAACCTCTGCATCTGCTTTTGCTGCAAGAATTGACGCATCTGCATCTGCCTGGGCTTTTATTACCTGTCTTTCAGCCTGTGCCTGTGCTTCAAGTGTTGCCTGCGCCTGTTCTGTCTGTGCTTTTAACTTGTTCTGCTCAGCTACCTGCTTTGCTTCAACTGCATTTGTAAAAGCATCGGTAAAATCAATGTTCTCAATAGATGTTGCAGTGATCTGTATATTCTGCTTGCTAAGATCATCCACAAGCACTGCTTCAATCTCTTTTGAAAGCCCTGCTCTTGATGCTACAAGCGCCTCAGCCGTATACTTGGCAAATACTGACTTTACTGCTTCAAATGCTTTTGGCATTACTATCTTGTCAAAATACTCTTTTCCTATCGTCCTGTAGATTTCCTGCGCATTTGCTTTGTTTATCTGGTAATTTACCGTGTATATCACGCTTACTTCCTGAATATCTGAACTAAAGCACTGCATCTCTATGGACTGTTTCTGTGTCCGGTTGTCCATGTTCACTACTTTCTTCCAAGGCACCATAAAATGAATGCCTGCATCCAAAGTAATATTCTCGATCCTACCAAATGTTGTCACGATACCGGTTGAACCTGTAGGAACTGTCTTTATGAAGCCTATAAGACATATAACCAGCCCTAAGAGTGAAAACAATTGCCTCTTTCTGAATCCCCATTCTTCTTCATCAAAATCAAATCCAAGTACGAAAAATGCTGCAATAACTACAATAATCCCAATAATAAGTGCTATCATTCCTTTACCTCCGCTTTAAGTGCGCCATCCGTCTAAAGTTCACTACAACATATCCCCTCTCCATAAGGTTGCTCCCTCGTAAGGGCTTCATATCCCATAGCTATGAAAATTCTTGGCGCTGTTATTTTTCATTTATGCATACTATTCCCTATCAAGGTTGACAGGAATATTATTGCCTCATATCTTGTAAGCCCCATTTCTTCCTGTGCCATCTGAAGCTGTCTTGCAAATTCTCTGTAACCTTTTCGCATATCAGCCTCTTCCTGGTCAAAAAACTCGTTTCTTACTGCCTTGTTTAACTCATCTCGCTCTTTCTTTGTCATTTTTTCTCCTTATCTCCTTGGCAATCTCTTCTGTAAGACCTATCGCCGGACTCTCAATCGGTGTGAACCACCCATTCTCAGGGCTTAAATACCCATCTTCCCTAAGTTTCATCGAATTATATGCACTCTGACCAAGCATACTCCGAACCAATCCGTCCATATCTAACGCTTCCACTTGCGCAGTTATTTCTACCGGTTCAGACATATAGAGTCTCTCGGCTATCTCTTCCTCTTCAGCGCTAAGTTCAATGTCAGTTACATGCCCAAGTTCCTCAAAATGCTCACCGTCCACTGAGTATAGAAATTTTCCCATTCTCATATACCTCTATGTCTTTCTTCATCGCCAGGTCATGCACGTTCTCAACTACTTTGTTTAGTGGCTTGTCTTTGAAGAAATCCGCTGTCTCATTCTTTATCCTTATGGTCCTTGTCTGTGTCTTGCTACTACTCATCCCCTCTTTAACTCCCTTACAAGCCCATCTATTAGTGTCTGCGGTTCGATATTCCTTCTTTCACAGAGGTCTACCAGCTCTTTTGTGTCTACAAACTCTCTACGCTGCTTTGGTATGTCTGCTTCCTCGACCAGCTTTCTTATTGCTCCTGAGAAGGTCACATCTTCCCTCTCCATGTATGCTTCCATCTTTCTCCAGGTTTCCTGCGTGATCCTTGCGGTCTTTATCATGGAATCTTTCGTCGGCATCTTCAGCACCCCCAATCATCACTTCGCATTCTTTTTGGGTTGAATTTCTTCGGTAACATCTCTATTTGTGCGTCAAAGCTAGTTAACATCTGCTCTTTCAGAGCTTCGATATACCACTCCGGATACTCCCTCTCACGTAGTTTGTTTAATTTTCGCTCTACTTTCTCCCCAAATGGTGTGTCTAAATCCTCGCAAACGTAGTTAACTCCTAGCTTTAGCTCACCTTTCTCTAGCTCTATCTCATTATTGATAATTGCATTCACACAAAGTTTTAAAATCGCTGAAATGCTCATGTTTTCTCGGTCTGCAATGATTTCTAATCTTCTATAATCTTCTGCTCCAACTTTTATTCCTATTACCTTTTTTTCTGCCATAATCCCCTCTCCTTTAGAAATTAACTAGGTTTGCAGCATTTTTGGCCTATTTTTTATTTCATGATGAAAATTGGTTAACCTGCATGGTTATGCGGTTTGTATTACCCTCTTTTGTTTTTTCGGTGACTGAGGGGCTAACCCCGCGCCCGGCAAGCCCTGCCTAGTAACCCCTACGTACATTTGTTTCCTTTTTCGTAAAATCATAATTTTGCGAAAAACATTAATCCGCTGCAATACAGCTATATAGCGGATTTCACATCATATTCCCCAAATTTTGCATTTTTTCTTGTCTCTGGTCACTGATTTTTAACGTTTTTTCGTCATTTAAACATGGCAACGTGTCCGCGCTTTTAATCTGTTCGCTTGTGTGGATCACTTGCGTGGTCCTTGTATAATCGTAATCATGGTTTAAAAGTATAGCCATAGCCGTGACGTTGCTGCGTCCGCTTGCCAGGGCTGTTCGCATGCTGGATTCTTGCATGGTGTGAGCCTTTTTTAACATGTCGGTGTGTCTGGTGCTTAATTCGTATATCGTATCGCGGTTAATTCCCAAAAAAAGCGCGCAATCGTAGATGAAGAACTGCTTTCGGTACAATCTACAAAAATGTTCATATACCTCCATAGCCAATATTAAAAGATCCTCGCGATACGCTCCGCTCTTGCGGTGGCTGTCTAACAAATATT